AATCAGCGCACCAATTGCAGCGGCAAACGCCAACGCAGCAGTTGAGCCTGCTGCCAACCATGCAATAAAAGTAGAAATATGTGTGCCAATCCAAACCAGTACACCTTTAAGTGCACCAAGTTTCCCTAAAATGTAACTGATTCCAAGGCCGCCTATAAGAATGGTGCCGAGAACCGTTAGCCAGGTAATAATCTTTTGTGTTACCGGTTCCAGATTTTTAAACCAATTATACAAATCAGCAAATCTATCTGAAACCCACTTTACAGCAGGCCCCAGTGTTTCATCCATGATTACTGCGATTAATTTGATATACGTTAATATCCTGCTCAGATACCCACTCACACGAGGCATAGTCATCATCAGTGCAGCAAAACCACCAATACCGATCAGTCCAAGCGCCTTCGACAATAAGCCTGTCTGTGCAGTCATGCGAACCATGTCGGTAGTTGTACTCTTCATATGTGAAGACACCGTTTTCAATTCGGTTTTTAATTTCGAAAAACTTGAAAACAGATTCATATCCTTGAAAAGCCCCACCACTTCCATACTTCCAATTTCAACCATTCTGCTTCTGCCTCCTTGCTTCCTCTCGTTTGATAGTGCCGATGACTATTTCAAGCGCTTCAATATGTTTGTTTTCTTCCTGTTCTATCTCTGACGGCAACTTCTTCAGCAGGTATGACATGATCGACACCCTGTACAAATGCATAATGCCAGGATGTACAAAATCCGTCATTACCGCTTCGATAAAAAACCTTTTTCCTCCGTGGTTACATTGGTCTTGGCAATTATCTCTTTTGAGATCATGTCCCGAAGGTCAGGATGCATACTTCCGACAGCTTTGGTTTTACCAACATCATCTAATTCCTTCCAGTCAGTACCTTCAAAGGTGGTGTTGATATCCAACAAACCCACCTTGATAATCTCTTCAGCGATACCCGCAGTATCGGCCTCCACATCATTACCGACGAGGTGAATAAAACCTTCTTTCATCTGGTCGGCTTCTTTGTTGGTCAATACTTTAATCTCAAGATCAATGTCATAACCTTGAAATTTTACTGTTTTTTGTACAATTCCCCTTGGAACGAACAAAACATTTTCTGGTACTTTGTCACTTGACATACTTAATTACCTCTTGGTATTATTTATTACTCCGAATGGGGGTTAAATGGCCTTAAAACCCCATTCAACACATAGCTCACGCACACACAGTATCGTAATCTACATTTATCGCTGCATTTTCGACTACTGCCACGCTGGTTATATTCAGCGCAATATCTTGGATGACTATACCCTGCGTAATGTCGATAGGCTCATTGGCAGATTTCATTTTCACGCCGCTTAATGTCCACGTGATATTATTTGTGCCATTGGTCACTTTGAATGAACAGTTTGAAACTGTCGCTCCGGCCTTGAACAAATCCCACAAGGATGAATCCTTCATTTTCACAGTAATTCCTGCATCCCATTTCTGGACTTGCGGTGCAGGCTCAGCAATCAACTCACCCGTGGCGGTATCCATTGCCTCATCAACCATTAACTGATTATCAAATCCTAGCCGTGCCTGGGTGATATAGGGGCTGATATCTACATTATTGATTTTCAGTGTCAGGTCAGAACTTCGGTACGGTCTGATATTTGCCAGAGTGTACTTTTTCAGACTTTCACTTGCGGCCTGATAGCTTTTGTAGGATGTTATCTTTGCGACGTTTTGTGCTACGAAATCCGCAGTAAACCGCATCCAGTCGCCTTTAGCGAAATTGAAATCGCCCTTATTGCACATGATACCAGTATACTCTTTCCCGAAGTTCGTAGACGAATGCAAATGACCTGCCTGGAAACTCATTGATTGTAGTACATCAGCCTGGGCAAACGTATGCGTGTACGGATCGGCAGCCCCTGTCATCGCATCAGTCATTCCCATACACAACATCGGGAACCTCATATGCTGAACTAACATATCCATCGTACCGCCAAATTTGGCCTTTGGATAATATTCACCTACTGTCCTGGCATCAACGCCGTCCATGGGATTGAACTCATACAATTCTTGGTTATCAGTGGCTGTGATTTTTTCAACCGGCCCGGGCCACGCCCATGTTACAGCGGTATTTTTGACCCCATATGTTACGTCTTCCACAGCGTAGTTAAATACCGATCTGCGGCCCAACAAATATTCTGTACTTGCCATTTTCTTTTACCTCTTGGTTTAGTTTTCTAAGCCACTTAGCTATATATCAAATATAAGACTACAACACTTTAAACTTAATCACCGATATTTATTCCTGATAGCCGGATTTGTGTCTCACACCTTTTAACCCTTCCGCTCATTTCGTCAAGTACAGGTGACTTCCGCACATTAATATAATCGAACATCGTTGGTACAATATCCGTCCTCCAGTTGTCCCTCAGCCAGATATGGATACTATCCACAAGATATTCGGCCAGAGTATCACCTTCAAGTTTCCTGACATAATCCACCAAAAACGCAGTGGTATCATCAGGATTATCACCCGCCGGGCTCCAATCAATTGTATCAAACCGTCCGTCTGAATCAGCATCTATCAGTTGATAATCAGTATCCAAAACAAACGTGTGTGGATTGTCGGACAATGTCCCCGTGACCTCATTTATATTAGTTGCAGGTGTCTCGTCCAATGCATACTCATCCGTCCCGGTAGCAAAGGTATGTGATTCATCCGTAACGGTTTTCACCGTGCATAATTTATTTTTTATAACATATGTATTTATAAGTAGTGTAACCGAATCTTCGGTTTCAGTCCCACCCATCCCTATATCTCCCTCGGAGGATGTAGACATCCTTGTAACAGATATCCGTGGGAAGTTGTTTTCGTTATTGACCAACGCTTTTAGCCTGGGGCGGTCAGGATATATCCAATTGACAGAAAGACCCGCTGCTGCTCTTGCGGTTGCGTTGGGGTCTGTGATGTTTGCCCGCAGTAACCCGGTGATAAATTCCTGTGGTGATACTCTGCTGTCGGTCATTTACCGAACTCCTCTTCAAATATTTCAGGTGCAATGTGTTGTGCGTGCTCTAACGCTTTCCTGAAAGGTGCCATCTCATCAAGGGAAACTACCATACCGCCTTTGGATTTTACAATCTCTTCCCGGGACGAACGGGTAGGTGTTTTCAGTGCCTTTCCCGATTTACCCAGTACTTCAAATCCCAGATCATCAAAGTGTAATACAGCCCATTTGCCTAACGATGTCAGGCCACCGCCTGCATCAACAAACGGCACGAAATGCTCTTCGGTCCCAAACTCATGATAAACACCATATTCTACGCTGTCCCGTAATGCAAAACCATACCCGCTTTCCACTACATCAGAATGAACACCGTCCCTGAACAACCCCGAATTTACACCCTGCTGATGTCCTTTACTATTGACAAAAGTATTTATTGTGTTCTTGGCATCAATCTCAGCTTCAATCCCTAATCGCTGCATGGAATTTATTATATGCTGCTGTGCTTCTTTTGAAGCTAAATCTATTTTCTTTTCCAACTCAAAGAAATTAGTTTCAAGCTTCATACGGCACTTCCCTCAATTCACAAGTCATCAGGACCGGCGCTGAAATGTCCCAATCCACATGTAAGATTTCAACGACTACATACATATCATTCGACCCGTCGGATGAATCCAGGATTTTATCCTCCACCTCAGGCATTGTGGCAGTGTTTCCAGTCCACAAAAATAACCCCCTGACCGACCGATCTTCAAGCTTACCTGCGAATTTATCATCGTTTTTGTATGATACGGCTGAGATAACCCCTTTGATTGTGCTGTCGGTATTCGATTTACTGATAGGATGGCCGTTGGGATCATTGACAATAGTCTCCTTGCGCAGGGTCATATCTATACCTTCCCACGACCCAAATATCTGGGTCATGTGCTTGGCGAAATTCTTGATATTCGTTGAGGTTGCCATTAGATTACCGCTTAGTCTGTATTATTGTGATACCCATCCCATAGAAAAGAGGTTGTTGATACTACATTCCTGGGATGGATAACTATATATTAGATTGAAACATATTAATAGTTGTTGATACTACATGAGTGAAACTACTAAATGCCATAAATGTGGGTGTACCGATAAAAGACTATTCCATCACCATAAATCATATGACCCTGAGATTATTGTAATGGTATGTTGGTCTTGCCATCAAAAAATACATCAGAGACTGCGTAAAGATGGATTATGTACAATCCCTCCTGATGAATTAAATCATATATCAATATATTCAAATAATGCAAAAAAGTTAAACAGTATCCGGCAAAAATCAGAGCGTGGGATAATCATATCTCGAAAATGTAATAAAAAGTTCCGTGAAGTTCACAAACAATACGACTTTAGATTCTATGAAACGATGATACCTAATATACGACTGCTTGAACGAGTACGTATATTAGATGAGGGGGAGCAAATTATTACTTGGTCTGGGTTCCTATTTGGCCATGGTAAAACATTTCCAATTGTGGATATAGGTTAAATCACCAGAGCACTTGTACGAAGCTGCCCGATTGCTTTAATTAAATTTGTCTTTTCTTTGTCAAGTTTATCTATTGTTCGCATGGATGATACATAGGGCTCCCCCACACCGACAGTTACGCCTGATGGTAATGAATATGAGGTGACCTCATCATATAGTCCGCCCACTTGCTGAATCAATACTCTCATCGCTGCAATTGTCGCAGACAGCGCAGTAATGTTTGACGGTGTACTGGAAAAACCGTATGTGTAGACACACTTTACTCTATGATTCTGCTGTGAAAAGTGCTTGGATTTTAGCCGAATTCGACCCATGCCAGTATCTAACCAGTAATCTGAAGATGTCCAGGTAATGGCCAGCGTATCGGTCACATCATAAGATTCTAATGTAGTTATCGCCTGGACTGGGCGTTTGTCAAGGAAAATAGTATCAATATCATCATCTTCATCTATCTTTTCAATATCAATCCATTCGGTAACTGACTGTGCATTACCAAATGATTTCTGATACATTGCATCAATCTCAGCGTCCGCTAAAACGATATGTGCCTCTGCATCAGCTTCGGAGATAACGGTATTGTCAATCCCTGCTTTCCTGTATACATCCGTGTATGTTGAATATGTCATATAATCACCTGTCCCTGCATCTGATATTAATTGATCGTTCGTCTGTTCGGCCTTCACTGGTGACAATCTCACATGCAACTATGTAATCTTCGCCGTGTGTCCCCCCAGAAAGCCATACAATTACTACTCCCGACGATTCACTATCCGAATCTTTTGTAATACCAGCATCTACTGTGATTGTATGGCTGGCGATGGTTTCCCCGCCCTGCAGGTAGTATGTGTTCCAATCAAATGCATAGTCTAGTACGGCATCCGGATCTTTTTTATACGACTCTTCAGTCATCTTTTTTAACCTCAGTTTGGGGCTGGTATTATTATTGTTCGGTCTTCTGCTGCGATTATTATTGTTCTTCCTGCTGGAGTTACAGGTGGGATTGGTGTAATGGAATAATCAATAGTATCGAATGCCCCTATCTGATTATACTGGTCCAAATACGAATATGTGATTATCATGCGTTGGTGTGGATTGTAATTACTCTTGTATCGGCACCCAGTGCAGTGAATATAAGAGTTACATTATCGTAGTTCATTTCTCCTGCGGTCAAATCAATCTTATATAGTCCGTTTGATATCTCAGTGATTGCCCCCGTGTTTGTCAGTGCTGCAACTGCCCCACCATCACCAGAGAAATTTCCAGCAACGGTTAACTCGGTTTTTGCCGTCACGTGGTCAGTGGAATCAACCATCAAAAATGTAAATGCTGTTATTGCGGTGTTCTTTTTGATGCCGTCTGGTAGATTATCGGTCTTGGCCTTTATCGCAGTGGTATCAGATTGAAGTGAAGTAATTGTGCCTGGGATAGTTGTGTCCGTGTCTGTTAAGATATTATCAACTATTCCATCGACTACATCCACTTTCCCGTCTGTAGTTGCATGGAGTCCGGCTGCTGTTCCTGCGACATCCGGAACAACAGTATTTGGAGCATAATTCGGTTGAGATGTTGCCAGGGTTGCGCCATCTGCCCCCGTGAGTAGGTTAAGGTCTGCCTGTGCTGTCACTAATGCAGAAGCTAACGCCACGGCGCCCGCACTGAGATTATCGAGATATCCTGCCCGTGCTGCTGTGATTCTTGCCAGGAGAGTATCAATATTTGTATCTACTGTTACAATGGAATGATCCAGGAAGGCCGCTTTTGCATCCGTCCAAGTGGCATTGGTTAGGGCTGTCGCCGCAAGTGCTGCATTATCTGTCCCCCTCATGTCTGTGTTTGTTGAGGTTGTGGTCACCAATGTAACAGTTCCAACAGTGACTGCACTCTGATCTGCTGCAAGACTAAATCCGATCTTATCACTTACTACATTAGCGTCAACCTCAGCCTCTATCTGGAAGGTGTGGGACATAGTACCTATAACACCCCCAACAGTTGCAGAGACATATATTGTGTACGTCTTGCCTTTCTCATATCCAGTAACCGCATCCAATTGTATCTTTATTGCGTAGAATCCAGTTGTGTTTGCATCGTCTAGTTTCGCAGTACTTCCAGATTCAATTGCTGTCCCGGTATCA